GCCGCTTTCGCCACCGCTTTCGCCGCCGCCCCGCCCGCCTGCGCCGCCACCCAAGCCTTTTCCCAGGCCACCGCCTCCGCCTCCGCCGCCACCGCCCATGCCGCCCACGCCGCCGCGTCTTTCATTTCCCTATCCTCCCGGGCCTCTCGGCCCCGTTGTCGCCTACGCCTCCTCCTAATGTCTAAGACGATTGTTACACGCATTCCCCATGCCAAGATTAGAAGAATCTTCTATACCTTTGTCAATAAACAACTTATGACACAAAACCAATAAACCTATGCGCAATCTTTACTCATGAGGAATAATTGTTTTAGGTTATACCTTGTATCATATCAGGGACATAGGGTGCGCAAGGCCCGACTGTACAAGGGTGCGCAAGAATTGCGCAATAGGTTTATTTGTTTTTCTCATTGATAGTACTTCTGCGCATGTATAGGATACCCCACAATTGTCCGGGTAGCATAGGGGTATGGTAGGCTACAAACATGAGGGTGGGAGTGTACCACTTAGGTGGTGGGGGCAGGGGAAACTACACGTGTAGTCGGGACCTACTGCCGCAAGCACCAGTCACCCAAATTTACCGATCTCAAAACAACTATAACAACTTTATTACCGTCCTCTCCTACCTCAAAACATAGTTACCAATTTCTACGTATTTCAAAAGGCATACTATCCCTCCAACAACAGTTACCAAAAATTACACATCTCAAATTCCCCTTACAAAAGTTATATTTCCTCCTTTCCTTTTCTAAAAATTCTTACAAAAAATACCCCTTGACAAACAGAATCGGACGTGATACTCTCCTTGTGGGAAGGGGGGTAGGGGGGAAGGGTCTTATATTCCCTTTTCCGTAGTCAAGAAACGAAGGAAAAGGGGTAATAATAAGTCTCCCTTCGGTCGAATAAAGGGAAGTACAAACTAAAGAGGGGTTGTAGGGGAGATGAAGGAAAAACAATGTCATTGAAGAAAAAAGAAGATCCTATAGAGGAAACTCTATCAAAAAAGAAAGTAACAAAGGTTTATCCTGCTCCCAAAGGTTCCCCCCGCTACACAATGGATCAGATATTTCGTACCTCTAATATGAAAGCTGATCTTCTCCTTCATCCTGCTACCCAAGCCCCCGCCCATTATCAAGATACCATCATAGAAGAAGATGGTACAGAGAGAAAGGTACAAAGAAGGAAGCAATTGGATCATCCTGATAAACCTCGTAAAGTGCCTAAAGTACGAACCCAGAAATCAAATGAGTTTACCCCTGAAAGAAAAGAAGGTTTTCTTATAGCCTTACAGATGGCCGCTGGATCTATTATTTTAGCCTGTAAGGTGCTTCATATTTCTCAAACTACCATCAAGAAGTACTTGAAGATTGATCCTGCTTTCAAAGAAGAAGTAGAAAGGGTCAAGGAAGAGGTAGAGGATAGACTGGAACATGCCCTATATGAAAGAGCCTTGAATGGGGTAACCAAAGGAGTATATCATAAGGGGGAGTTGATAGCGGAAGAAACGGTGTATCCGGAAAACGTAGCTATGTTCCTGCTCAAGGCGATGAAACCGGAGAAGTATGCGGATAGATCCGCCATTGCCCATTCCCTTACCGCTGCCTCTACTTTCTCTGAACTGGTGGAACAAGTAGGGAAAGATCCTTTGATTGAAGACGATTCTATTATTGACATTAAGGGAAAGATGGAGAAGCAAGATGAAAGCCAGTAAGAAATGCCAAAACTGCGGTAAGGGCAGTTTTGTAGAAAAGACTTCTCTTTGTCATACAATCGAAAGCTCGGGGAAGGAAGCGGTCTTGGTTGTTTCAGTATTAGGGGAAGAAGAGACTCCCTGTTTTTGCATTGACTGTCGGAATACTCTGCGAAAGGCATTGAAGGAAGAAGCCTCATGCAGATCCATTGCCTGAATTGTGGTTCCGTTATTGGGATAACGGAAGTCTGTCTTCTCAAGGACAACACAAGGTCTGGATATGAAGTTACGGTCTTTACTGCTGTAGATGAAGATTTTGTCACCGTTCCACTTTGCATCTATTGTAAAGAGGCGATAAGGGAGGCATTGAGGGAGAGAAAGTATTGGGAGAAGGAGAAAAAAGATGCGAATGAAATGCGACAACTGTGGGGCGGATAGGGCTGCCTTGGTTCATATTTATGGAATCCATGATGGAAGGAGTCCCTGCGTTATCTTTGATGTAGGAGAACCTCAGATGGACCCTGAGAAATATCTTCTTCTCTGTGGTTCTTGTAGAGAGGCTATCCGTTGGGTCTTGTGGCGGGAAAGGGGAGAGGCAATAGATGTCTAAAGTGGCTCCAGAAGATGTTGACCTGGTTCGGAGATGGAGGGGGGACTGGGTTCTCTTTGCTGAAGAAGCCCTTGGGGTCTACTTGGACGATGCCCAGAAAGCTATCCTGCAATCTATTCAAAAGAATCCAAGAACAGTTTGTAAATCCGGGCATGCCAGGGGGAAAGATTTCATAGCTTCTGTAGCGGCAGTATGTTTTTTGTATCTCTACGATCCAAGCAAAGTCATTTGCACTGCCCCTACGGGAAGACAAGTTACCAACATTATGTTGGCTGAGATAAAGACCCGTATTCTGGAGGCAAAGGTTCCTCTTGGGGGAGAACTTCTGGCGGATGGCGTTCGATTCCCCAATAATCCCAATCATTTTCTTATGGGGTTCAAGGCCGGGGATGAGGTCACGGAGGCATGGACGGGATTTCACTCACCAAACATTATGGTGATTGCCACAGAGGCTTCTGGACTCCGTCAACAAACTTTCGATAACATGGAGGGACTCCTAACGGGGCACTCTAGACTTTTCCTTGCCCTGAATCCAAACAGAACCCAAGGAGAAGCATACAATGCCTTCAAGAGTCCTTTATATGAAAAGTTTACCCTGTCTTGCATGGATGCCCCAAATGTTCTTGCAAGAAAGACCCATATTCCTGGGCAGGTAGGATGGGATTGGGTGGACACCCTCATCAAAAAGCAGGGATGGGTGCAGCAGATTCCCAAGTCTGAAATGGTTCTTGGAGAAGGGGATTTTGAGTGGGAAGGAAAGTACTATCGTCCTGGGGACCTCTTCCGAATCAAGGTCTTGGGAATGTGGCCTAGGGAAGCGGAAGGGCAATTGATTCCTCTGGATTGGGTTGAGCAGGCGTTCATTCGTTGGGATGAATGGAAATTGGTGGACGGAAAGGTCCCGGAAGATGAAAAACTCTTGTTGGGGGTAGATGTTGCTGGAACTGGGGCAGACATGACCGTTCTTTGCTTCCGATATGGTACTATTGTGACGGAGTTCAAGATTTATGCTCAAGCAGACCATATGTCAACTGCGGGACGAGTTAAGCAAATCCTTGATGCGCACCCGGATTCCAGCGCCTACATCGATACCATCGGGGAAGGGGCTGGAATCCATTCGAGATTGGTTGAACAGCACGCCATGACCTATTCCGTCAAGTTCTCCGGGTCGGCAAAGAAACTCAAAGATGTTACTGGAGAAAGAGAATTCCTCAATCTTCGGGCCTTCTGTTGGTGGTCGTTGAGGGATTCCCTCGATCCGAACCTGGGAGGAAAGCTGGCCCTACCCAGAAGCGAAACTTTAGCTGAAGACTTGACATCGCCCCTGTGGTCGATCAATTCTACGGGTAAGATAGTGTTGGAAAAGAAGGACGACATCATAGTGCGGTTGGGGAGGTCCCCTGATTATGGGGATGCTTTGGCAAATACATTCTTTGCCGGGGCAAGTCGCGGAGGATTTGTGATGACCGGATTGGATGTAACTCCAGAGGGAAACTGAAATGTTTGTCTCGAAGAAAAAATATGAAAGACTCAATCGACAGGTTGTGCTCCTTCAGCATGCTGTAGATTCCGTCATCGTCAATTCTCCCGTTGATGCCACGGCTACCACGGGAAACCCATATCCCACTTACCCGGCTAAAGCGGTGGAATTATCTGCGAAGTATGACGGAACTGCTACTTGGGGCTGTCAACTTGCTAAGAGCCTTGTGGATGTCCGTGCGGCTTTTGTGATTGGGCGGGGAGTCAAGACTTCTTATAAGGGGAAGACGGAGAAGGACTCTCGGGAGCTTGATTTTATTCAAGAGTTCATTCGTTTGAACAATTTGGATGAAGAGGTTCCTCAGAATTGGGCTACTGAGGCAGAGATTGAGGGGAAATTCTTGGGGCGTCTGTTTCCTGACCAAAAAGAAGAGCAGATTCGGGTACGTTTTGT